TGGTGGTTGAAATAATGGTATCTGAGTCATCTTCATTGTCCTGTATCTCACCCGCAATTGCTGCATATCCCGCCATGTCTATGTAACAATCCTTCGTGGGTCTATGTTTAATTCTTGCTACCTTTACTAGGAGCATGCATATCGCTACATCATGCGCTGATATTTCATAATCTAAATAGGAAGACCAAAGCTTAGCGATGTTCTTATGATTCTGATACTTATCACCATAGTCATGTTGACGTTGACCAGTTACTATCCTTGCCGCAGTATCTAAATATTCTCTACTGTTCATCTTTCTCCTTATTATTAATAGATCTTAAATCATTTCTCATAAGTTGTAAATCAAGCAATAATAATTTCAATTCCTTGTCTACTTTTTCCCGGTTTAACTTAGGTAATTCAGCCCTTATTCTCCTTACCTGTTTCTCTGTAACATCTAATTGTTTCAGTGCTGTATCTATTGTAAACATTATGACCTCCAAAACATTTCTGTGAATTCCTTATCGGTTTGAGAGCGAACCAAATGCAATTCATTTTTTGCTCGTGTCATTCCCACATAGAACACACGTCTCTCTACATCTTTATTTCTTCTATACTCTTCATCAACTTTAAAAGATAAGTCAGAAAATAATAAAACATTACTCGCTTCTCCTCCTTTAGATCCATGGATAGTAGAAAGTTTTACTCTTGCCTCGTGATTTAAATTTTGATTACGTCTTAATGCTGCTAATAAATAAGCTACCTTCGTCGGTGGTATTCTATCAAGTGCATTATCCCATCTTAGCTCCGGGGATAAAAGTAAACCATAATTATTTTTTAACTCTTCGTAAGTATATTCTTTATCTTCATTAGCTCGGGGCATTGTCTTTGATCCATAACTAACTCCTACATCTACATTCATGTAATGATACATTGCTTTGATACCATCTAGCTTTACTGTTTTATTTCTAGTTAAACGTGTCCACGTATTAATAGCTAATAATAAACGATCACTTACTGATTTAGAATTCTGTCGTTGATAAAATATACCTCTTGTCTTTAACTCTTCTTCTATCTTGTCTAATAAATAATTAGTACGTGTAAGTATAAGCCAATCATCTTTTAAGAAATCTGTATTGACGTAAGGGTTGACACGTGTCTTTAATAAACCTTCACGGTCCGTGGCCTTCCAATCTTTATGTACCCTGTCGCCTACACGTCCGATCACGGCATTAGCTCTTTGTTGCACGGCTAACGGTACACGGTACGATTGATCAAGAATAATTCTGTTGCCTTTTAATTGTTTAAATCTCCATGGATGTGCACCTGCCCATTCAAAGATAGCTTGATCATCATCTCCAGCGATGTAGGTGTGTGTAGAATTTTGAGATAAGATATCAACCATATTCCATTGCACACTGCTAAGATCTTGTGCCTCATCAATGATAAGTAATTTAAGTTTAGGCGCTTCTTTTCTTTTATTAAACTCAATGATCATGTCAGTAAAATCCATGAAACCATTTTGTTTTTTATACTTCTCTAAACCCTGTGCTATCTTACGTAACTTTAAAAAACCTCCAGGCAAATGTCCTGTTTCTTTTTGACAGAACTGATGCTCAAGACTCACGTCTTTTATTCTCGCTAAGTCTATGATGTTAACAAACTTATCATCCTGCCACCCCATACCGTAGCTGTCATATTTATTTGTAGGATTAGATAGTTTTACATTTAACAAATCTGATACTTCTTTATAATCCGCATCGGACATTAACGACGAGTCTGTTAATCCTAACTCCATGTAAGCTAGGCTATGTAATGTTCTAAAGTATTTAAAATCTTTTTTATCGTACTGTGGAAACCGGTCCACGGCACGGGTGATAGCCTCGTTCGCTGCTTTACGAGTGTAGGCAAAGTATCCTATCTGATTTGGTTGTATTCCTTTTGCCAATCCTTCTTCAACTATTGTTAAAAGTTTATGTGTCTTGCCTGTACCTGGAGGACCAAAAATTATATTCATCATTAGAATGCCTCCTTCTTTTTCATGTCAGGTATATGTAAATCTTTTTGTTCTATTTGTTTTGAAGGTACATACCACAGATAATACGTGATACCTTTAACTTTTTTTCTATGTGATCCTCCTCCTAAATCTTGCATAACTCTTGCGTGCATTTCTGTAGAAGTAAGAGCAGAAAATCTTTTCTTATTTAAATATTCTTTTAATGTTTTAGGTTGGAAGTATATCTTACCTTCGTTCTCCCATGGCATTTCAATTGCTATCTCTTCCTCTCTATCTGATACACCTTGATCATAAATAAAAGAATACAGATAAGAATCAAACTGACCCCACTTCGTTATCTCCGGTGGTGTTTCTATTATCTCTACGTTCTCGAGTAAGCTTTGAATCTTTGCGGTCCATGCGGCAGGGCTAAGTGCATTAGGTAATTGTGTTAATGCATCCATACATTTCTTTCTGAACTTACGTTGATCAAAAAGTTCTTCTGTATTTAAAACTAATCGTTGCTCTTCAAAGTTTAAAAACCAAACAGGTTCATCTGAGTCATACTTTTGTAGATCAGAAAATTTACTTTCATACTCTCCACCTATTCCATATTTTCTTAAACGACATTGTGGTGCGTCACATCTTGAACACATTGGTTGGTCTTTACATTTGTATTGATAATCTTTTTTATCATGTTGGTTGATTGTCTTGGTTACTTGCGCATGACCAAGTGGTGGCTTCATGTATTTAAAATTAAATTCAGATATTTTATCTTGCCATTTCTCAGGCCATTTCTTTTTTGCATAGACTGCGTACTGATACAAAACATTATCTCTTCCACCTTCATCTATGCCAACACTAATTAAAGTTTGCAAACAAGGTGGTCCATCTTCTAGCTCCTCTACCTTCTTTACTTGTTTTGTTTTAAAGTTTCTTAACTTATCTTCTGTAATTTTTCTTTCATCAACAAAAGAAAGAAACTCATCTAATGATAATGACTCTCCCTTTTTATCAAAGGCATAACGCATAGTGTCATCGCCTGCATGATAAGGTAAGTTTAAAAAGTTTCCTGTGTCTCCTCTGTCTGCTTGCAATTCAATTTGTTTAGGAAAGATTTCACAATCAGCATGACCTAACAAAGAAGCAAAGCTTGTTAATCTATTTCGCATTAGCTGTGCAGATACAACGCCATCTATAAATAAAAATAAATGTGCACCTCCACTCTTTGATCGACATGCAATCAAAGGTAATTTTAATTTCTCTATGTTACTAATTAATTTTTTGTGATCTAACGGATATGTATCTACATCTATACAACCCCACCTACACGTTGAATCATCCATGATAGGAACGATACCAAGGCTAGGATCTTTACCTGCAATGTGATCTATCCAGTGTTGTGGTGTTACTGGTTCTTTTTTTATAAAGGATTTACCCCCACGTTTACCGCTATCTTTTATTTCGCCCGGAACATATACTCCGTGTGCTCTTTCTAAACCTTTAAAAACTTCTTTAAATTTCTCTACACTCATTGTATCTTTCGTTGTTAATTAAATGAGGGCGAATAATCTTCCGATAGTTCGCCCTCACCAGCTGCCCTAGTACGGAGTAGCTTGCTCCGCCTCGGTCGCACTGCCCTCACCACGTTCTTGAGAAACCTTAGCCTCCCCTTTACTTACTGTTTCAGCAAAAGTTTTTGCTGCGGTGAAGAGAGCAATGTCCTTTTCGTTAGCTTGATCGAGTAATCTTTCAAAGCTAAAATCAAATGTATGCCATGTACCTTTGTCATTCTTTTGTTTGGCACTGTTGACTCTGAATAAACCAGAGAACATAGGCCACTCAGCAGGGATCACGGAACGAATTAAAGAATTAAATTTTTTACTTCGTTTATACCCTGTTGATTTAAGAGTGATGACACAAGGACTACCCAACATACCGTTCGATGACTGTCCTCCTTCATTAACAACATAGACAAAATGATTGGCACATGTTTCAATGTAGTTGCCATTCTCTAGTCTGTCTTTGTTTTGTGCGTCACGAGTAGTTTGCGAAAGTATGTCTGATGTAGCAGGATACACGTTTACAGGAGCACTACTTCCAGTACCTATGTTTGCCCATTCTACATACTCTCTTGCAAAGCCACATGGCATAACGAGAATACCTTTACTCCCATCATACAATTCTTCCGTGACGTTATTGTAGATCATTCCAGGCTTAGCACCTGCAACAGTCTCATCTGCTACCTCTGGTGACAGCGCCATTAAGACTTTAAGTCTTGGCGTTGCATAATCTTGAGCATCAATTGATTCGAAGCCCATAGACTTAAAGGTATCAAAAGAAGCAAGTTGTGCAACTTGCCCATTCGTCTTTTTAGTTACAACATTCTTTGTCATATCATTCCTTTTCATTTCAGTTTTCACTATGTAATTTTCACTTTGTTGGTTACATAGACACCAAATTTGTCTTCAGGAATATCAGATCCTTTTTGAATCTGTTCCTTGACAAATGCTTTTAGGGTAGAGGCATGAACACCACTCTTCTGAATAGGAGCTTGTCCTTCATCATGCAAACGTGAATACAATTCAGATGCGTTGTCTTCTTCACCTCTTCCAAAACTACAGACAATATCATTTTTAATGATATCATCAAACCCATTATCTCTTAGCCATTTAAAAGCATCCGCTTTGTTGGCCTCACTTATGTGTGCTTTATATACTTCTTGTATCTCTACTTTAGATCCGGAACTAAGCGTGACTGCTTTCATTCCTATCTCATCTAATAATGTTGGGATCGATTCGTTCTCTAGTTTGAACTCTTCTTCTTCTAGTCTTTTTAGTTCTGCTTTTCTATCAGTAATTTT